ATTGTCAACGAATATATCATTTCAAAATTAGATGAAATTATTGACAATACGAAACCGGCATTAGAATTCATAGATTTATTCAAAAAATCAGATGAATTCAAAGAATTGGATAAGGACGCGAAAAAAATAGCGAATTACATGGCTTGTCTTTTTAAACATTGGGTTTCTATATTTAAAGCGATTCAAAAAGCAAAAGGAAGCGGAACCGGTGACGGCGCAGGCGACACGGGCGAGGACGACGCGGGCGAGGACGACGCGGGCGACGACGAGAAACCGAAAAAGAAGAAAAAGAAATCGACAAAAAAGAAGTCGAAGAAAAAAGACGAAGATGACGAGGATGAAGAGTAAATCCGAGTAATAATAATAATAACATTATAAATGTTATAATAACATAGAATGTTATATTGTAATATACTAGTAGGCTGGCTATTACAATACAAAAAAAACATGAACGCAATCAAAAACCTCATCCGAAATAATTTAGCAGGTTCTGCGATTTTGTTATATGTCATCGTGTTTATGCTGGTTCAATACATGAATCCCGCATTTATTTATAATGAAGATGGAAGCCTTCGAGAGTTCGGTATAGGCTATTCGAGTAAAACGGTGCTTCCGATTTGGTTGGTGGCAATCGTGCTTGGAATTCTCTCCTATGTCGCGATGTATTATATATCACGACCGGCCACACGGGTCTTCTAGCGGAGCGTAGCGGAGCCGAGCGACCGAGCGGCCTACTATGCCGTCACTGTCATCACCTTATTCTTCTCCGCATCCGCCTTCTTCTTCGCATCTTCCTGTTTCTCTTTAAGCACCTGAGCACGTATCTTCTGCTGTTCGGGTGTAAATGAACAACCCATATTCAGTATATAATTATAACTGATACTTACGACCAACAAACCGCATAATACCAACCAAATAAACTCTCCGACGATGGATTTCATGATTAAGAATGTCCGGATTTTTTCCAAGTCTTCGATTTTGGCCGACGGGCGAATCAGCCGCGATTCTTTGAAACTGTCCCAGAACCTGTCTAGGTTATCGAGGTTGAGTTCGTTAAGAAGAATCGACTGGTCAGTATAAATTTGCTCTAAAGCCCGCCCGATATCACGCTTGTTCTTTATTTCATCCGCAGGTATATCGGCACTGTTTTGAAGACTGCCCGAGCTATCGCTGCCGGCTCCTCCACCAGACATAACTGATGGGTTTTTCTGTGATTCCGGTGCTAAATCAAACTGCGGGGTCAATATGTTATTGAATACATCCTTTAAGTCCGTCGCAGCAGAAACAAAGATATACCCGAATGTATTACTAAATGGCGAGAGCCACCCCGGAAATACCACCAACGCAGCCTTTAAGACACCCAATACTAAGAACCACGGTAATACAGTCGCGATTAACGCGGTTTTCTCTTGGTCGAACCCACATATGTCCTTCGACATCGCCAAATTAATGAAATATTCGCCCGTAATGAGAACGAGAAAAAAGAGGAATGTAATCCCGCCGCTGAGCACGCCTTTTTTGGTATGTTTATAATACGAATAAGCCCCAAATACGGCCAAAAAAAAGAAAATTGCGACAGATGAACTTAATTCCGCCATTACGGTTCGCCTTGTTCGTGTTACAATATACCGGTATTATTTATTGCGTATTGAACCGATACGTCAGAAGATCATGCGTTTTTATAAATTCATTATTATTTCATAGTATACTAGTAATGAATGATAACGCGCCAGCTCCCACCCTAATCGAACCGGGTGTTCGTTATTTTTTGAGTAAATCTCTCGAACAATGTCATAAAGTTAAAGAATATTATCATACACAACACTTTAATTTCGTTGTGGGTGTCGTATTTTTCATATGTTTAGGCGTGTTTTTGTATATCCGATATAAAGGCAAACCAACACCTGAGGAGATGGAAGCAAAACAACGACAGCAACAGGAATATATTCTCTCGAAGTTGAAGATGGTGAATGCGACACATTATGCGCAAAGTAAAGGGATACCGATGGATGCGCGAATACATCCGGCGGGGAATGGAATGGGGATGCTGACGAACTTACCGCTTTGGAAGAGTCCGGATGAAGAGTATTGGACACGTAGCTACACGTAGCGGCATAAATAGATTTATCTATGCTAAATGTAGAAGTGTAGAATGACGACGACGACGCCATCAGTGTATCAAGACCTACACGCGGCAATCCAAGAACGAACACAGTATGGCGGAATGGCCGCATCTCGTATTGCGGAACAAAAACGCGCACAAGACACGCGCGACAACCTGAAGAAAGCAACTCGCGTCCTTCTCGAAGTCACAAAAAAACAAGAAGACGCACTAAAAAAACATCTTCAACGCGCGGCTGATCCCAACGAGTTCCGCGGTATGATTTATCCATACCAACTTATCCCAGAAGAAGAGCGCACGCGGATCAACGACGCAATACACGGGTATTATTCGTTGAAAGAGAAATACAATACCGCGCTTGAAAAACGCCGTCAGCGTCTAATAAACGATCCTGTCATCAACTGGAAATCGCTCTCGGCACAACAAAAAGCCCGCCGCCTCGCACTCATTAAACCATCGTGTATTGTGTGTAAGCAAGAGGGAGGGTCGATATTTACCGAGACCGATGGTAAACTTAAGGCGATCTGCGGGAATATCTCTCAACCATGTGGGTTTCATATTGAAGTCGCCCGCGGCAAATACATAAGTTTAGAAACGTTGATGAACGAATCTCTCGAAGAAGTTCGCGCAACGAAGGACGAAATCATCCGCATGAAACTCGACCTCTTATTCCAGTTTATTAGCGAGGATGAACTTTTAGACCAATTTGATGCGGTTCAACATAAGTTACAGGAACAGATGAAGATGTATTCAGAATTTCGCACGTATTATCTGAGTGTAACAGATAATGATGATCGGCGTAAAGATACGGAAACACATAGTCGCGTAATTTCCGAGAAGATCGCCCTGATTAAGGAATATATGACGGAGTTCAAGGAATCAGAATGGAAGAATCGAAGTATTATCGACGATATTCTTGTCCTTTATCAACAAGATATTGAGCCTGCGTTTATGAAGTTGCGAGAGACGAAGTATATTTATTCTCAAGTAGAAACAACCGAAAACGCGGATGGTGCGCTCGTTCAAATGTATAATGACGGAGAATTTAATCTGTCGCAGAAGCGGTATAGTTACAACGAGCTTTATATGCCGGTGATTATGCCGAAGTGGATTGCGGATAACCGGATTGTGAGTAAGCCGGTAGGTCCGATAGGACCGGTGGCGGGGGTGCCGAGGTAAGTTTTTTTGTAGTTATATTATAAATACAATACATGACGAGTATACAAGCTTTTTTTCCGAAAGAAGAACGAATATACAATATAAACCGTATTTTCGATTTTGAAGGGCGTAACGTTAAATGGGAAAGTAAAAAAGGACAAAACTTAACAATAGACGATTTTAATAATGTATTACGGTCATCAATTTTAGAACTAGAACTAGCTAGCGGTCAAGAAATACCAAATGTTGGAACCATGGGAACCATGGAAATCATGAAAGAATATAAACACTTCCTTTTGAGGAGTGATTCAAAAATGTTCGTTGACAAAAATAATTACAGTATTGATTATAATACAGATGAAAATAGTGCTACATTTACAATAATGCCAAATCCAGAACCAGATCCAAAAAAGCCAGGCAAAAACTATAACATATACGGAATACTTGATAGTTCCAAAGGTAAAAAACCTAATCGTGGCGGTCGCCCCCGTAGTCGCGCCACATTTAGACAACAAAGAGTAAAACGCGCCGCTGCGAAGTCTCGCCGTCGCACCCGCCGCGTATAATTATCGTAGTATAATATAATACAATATAACTAACGACAACGAAAGAATGTTCAATTTATTTAAATTTATTTCTCTTCCTATTTTCATCGTAAGTCTAGCGGTTGGACTTTTTTACGTTTATATCTCGGTTCCGAACCCGAAGATTATTTATGTTTACCCGACTCCCGACAATATCCGCAATTTTCAATTTAAAGACAACGCCGACAATTGTTTCTCATTTGATGCGAAAGAGGTGAGCTGCGCGAAGGCGAAGGGACAGGTGAAGAAAATACCGGTCCAGTAGCGAAGCCGAAGCCGAAGCCGAAGCCGATATCGAGTTAAAACTATTTCGATCGATATAGTATAACCGCTCTTTGAAACCCCAATCAATCACTCTTTGATACAATGATGTCTTCGAAATCTTGCCCTGTTATCGCATCCTTTTCTGTTTGCGCTTCAAATCCTGAAGTATGTAGGAAAATCAACGTCTTTGGTTCTTGCTGTTCAACCGCAACAACTACAGCTTCGATCACTAGAGGATTATCTGTTCTCGCATCTTCACCGGATGCGAAGTTGATGGCACCCCCTACTACAGGAGGAGGTAGTGGAATTTTCAGAAATCCATCATCAACGCGGCCATTCAATCCGGCGATGGGATAGAATAAACTATCTGGTTACATTTTACTCGAATATAATTCTAATTTATATCCGTATATATTAGAGTAAAACAGTACTAGAATATGGGGTTTCAACGTCTACTTCATACAGAAACAGGACGTATTATTATATCGATTGTTCTTGGTCTAGGCATCGCTTCGCTTTTTCGTAAAGTGTGTAAGGATCGGTCATGTATCCAGTTTCGCGCGCCTCCACTCAAGGATTTAGAGAAAGATACGTATAAGTTAGATGACAAGTGTTACGAATATAAGACGAAAGCGGTCAAGTGTGAAGCTGGAAAGAAAGAGGTGCGTCTCAAATAAAAATTGAATCTAGATTATTTCGTTATTGTAGCAAATATACAATAACGACACGACACGACACGATGGAACTCGCAACCGAACCTGACGTATATTCCCCAAGTATCGATGAGAACGGCAACTATATCGACAAAATCCCGTCATTCAATATAAACGCACTCGCGAATGGGTTACGTTGTCCATGTGGAACGCGTAAAGACAAAGTGTATCTCTCCGGTCCATTATTTGCCGCACACTGTAAAACAAAAACACACGAGAAATGGGTTCAAGACTTGAACACAAATAAGTCAAATTTCTTTACAGAAAATCAAAAACTCCGGGATGTTGTTCACGCCCAAAAAATAATGATCGGAAAGATGGAACTGGAACTCTCGAGTAAAACCATGACAATCAATTATTTGACGCAAGAATTGACAAAGATTATAGGTAGTAGTGGCACATCGGCATCGGCATCGGCATCGGCATCGGCATCGGCCAACGACATGTTGATGTTTTAGGCAGATTGTGCTGCGTCCAGTTTATAAGTCTTCGTTCTTTACATATGTATATTCTTATTTTTTGTTATTTAGACATCTTATTTCGATGAGTGACACAACCAGTATCGACGACTTGCCTTTAAGTAGTCAAACACCGAGCTCTGGATACGCAGGTGGTGGTGGCGCACCACTCATCTACTCGCCGATGATAGACGGACAACCGGCACACCAACCGCAACACCAGCAACAAATCCCAGGCAACGTAATGAATGAAGTCATCCAAGGCGTCCAACGAGCGAGTGCCAACGGTATGACGATGATACCTACGAGAGATATTCCGATGACCCCAAACGTTTATACACATGATGAACAATCCAGACCGAATTATGTGCCGCAGTCGGGTATGGGTATGGGCATGAGTGGCGGCGGATCCGCCGACTATATCAAAGACCATACATCGATGGAAAATATCGTCCGAGCGAATACGCGTCAATCCAATCAAATCGACACGATTGAGGCGATTTATTATGATCTTCAAATGCCAATTCTCGTCGGTGTCCTCTATTTCATATTTCAGATGCCGGTATTTCGCGCACAACTGCTCCATTTTCTACCGTCATTATTCGGCGAAGACGGTAATTTCAAAATCATGGGTCTCACCGCCACGAGTGCGATGTTTGCGGGGACACTCTTCGTAATTACCTTGATTTTCAAGAAGTTGGGAGAGGGACTGAGGTGACGCGACTTTCATTACTTCTGTGTTTTTCGTGCCTTCCGCGTCTTCTTTGCTGAAGACCCTACCGCTCTTCCGGCCTTTGCGTGCTCATACGGAACATACCGCAAAAACCATTCTTCGAACTCATGTGAGTCACGCTTCCCTTTCAATTCCTCGTATTTCGCCGTTTTCTCGAATCGCATCGACTCCAACGTGGGTTGTTTGCCATAACAATTAATACTAAAACGGCGTAATAAACCTGTCTGTTTCAATCGATTATGCTGCTGAACGTCGAATAGAAACTGCGACATACAAAGAATGCGATTGATGTCATAATAAACACGGTCTGCGTAGATGAACGCCAAATAAAAGCTCAACATCGTATCGATCGTCGCAATACGAATAGACTCGCCGTGGCCATGTCTGCCGTCGTCGTCACCGTTTATCCGGATCGTATTATAACTATGACATGCGAGAGGTTTGTATAAAAAGGCGATCACTTCATCACCGACGCGAATGTCATAATGTTCTGAAATGACTTCGCCGACACCAGCGTGTTTCGTATATTTGACGTCAGTGTATTTATGCGCAGTAAGCTCTCGGACAACTTCATCACAAAGTTCGCGCGGGTTTTCCGAGAGAATATCGAAATCGGGGATTTTTTGGACGATGCGTCGCTGGTGTTTGGGCATATACCGTGAATATAAAATATTAGCGTATCCGCCGAAGAAAACCGCGCGGTTTTTAATGAATACACCGCGGACAATATTATAAATATCGGTTTCTGCGAGTTCTTTCTCTCGGTGACTACTGTATGAAACCTGCGATTTATTTACGGAGTATTCATTTGGCGACGATTTATCTTGTCGTTCGCGCGAGCGTGACCGCGTCTTCGTCGGCGTCGGCGTCGGCGTCGGCGTCGCATCCGCGTCCAAATCTCTCGCTTTCATCGAATATAATACATAGTCGTCATCATCTCCAAATAATCTCTCATACGTCGCAATTAAACGATATCGATGGGTCAATTTATCATGTTCTACAGTGTATTTAAAATCACCGATCGTCTCTTCATGTGACCGAACGCCATGATATAAATGTTTCATGTAAGCCTCTAAACCTTTATATTTTTTCATGATCTCTCGTATTGCTTCACGTTTGTGTGCCTTTGCGCTGCCGCCACTGCCGCCGCGTTTTACCGTTCGAGAGCGCGAGCGCGAACGCGAGCGTGTCTGTGTCGCTGTCGCCCCCCTTTTTCTTGAAATACTAATTTCACCGGTATTCGCATCAGTCGCACCTTGAAATCCTCGTTGGTATTCGATCTTATCGCAGTTATACCCTTTCAACGGAAAATGTGTATTCAATAAGGTAAGACGTTTTTGAACTTTCTCCCAACGTGAAACATCACCATCCGGACGCGAGAGTTCGAGATACATCGCCATACGAAGAAAGTCGGGTGGAGCATAAGATATCCCCTTTTTAATAATGGCATCACGAGAGATTGCCTTGAATAACGCGGGTTCCATCTGTGTAATATCCGCGATACCCGTAAAATTCACGAACACTTTATAGGTTCCATGATGAACACCGGATTTTGCTTCGACGTCTTCATAACCGGCTTTATAGTAAATATCTGCGAGCTCTTTCGCGTGGTCGAGAGCTTTGTCCGAGTAAAAGTCATAATCTGGAAGCTCGATGTCCTTATTATAAAACTGTGCGTCCTCTGGCAGAATATTGTTGATCGCTGTTCCTCCATAACATACGAGTTTTTTATCTGCGATGAATTTCTCGACGATAGAGATGATGTCTTGGACCTTGGGATCTTGGATGACAGCGGCGCCTTTCCGTTTTTCAACTAAATCTACGGCTTCACGGAGGATTTCAAGCTCTTTTTCTTCAAAGGACATTTTTTGATCGGTTTTGTCGTGGCCGTGATGAGCACCGCCGTGTAGCAATAAATCAGACATTATATTCTATACTACATTATCATTAGAATATAATTCAACCTTCCGCAAATGATATTACAATGTAATCTTGACACCACCTGCCGCCTCCGCGGGTCGAGCCTCCATTGATGATTTCGGGTTGGGTGGTGCCGGCGGCGCAATCGTAATCGGGACATACCGCAAATCTTCCGGTTTTAATATGAACGCATACCCCACTGAAGCAAACTTGTCTTCATACGCTTTCAGTTTTTCATCACGTGCCTCTTTTTGAAAACACATCGTGGCGATTTGACATCCCCATGTAAATGGACCGTTGTGTCCATCGTTGATAGGACGACCGCCCTTATCCGGAACTACCAGACACATATTTTTCTTATTCGCGTCTTTGAACGCTTGTGGATCGCCGACATTTTTCACACCAAAATAAGTATACTTCGAGAGAAATAATGAATTCGAACTCATATTGATTAATTCGAATAATTTGGTGTTTCGATACGTCGGATTGGTTCCGTCTACCATGAGTATAATTTTGCCTTTGAAATCAAGCAAATTTTCGTTTCCTAAATCCTTTGTTTGGTATTCACGACCATATTTCGGACCTAATAAATTCCGCGCAACAGTCTTACTTTGAGAGATTATTTTCGCGAGGTTGTCATACATCGTAACGTTACGAGACATGATACGCATATGAATAATAAAGGGGTCACCTGGATTCGGGCATTTTGCTCCAGAAAAAACGTAGCTTCCTAAGACTTCAAATGCCTCGCTCACAGGAATATGATTGTATGTCTCTTTGTAATTGTATGAATTCACCGATGAAGACGCAATAACTGGCTGATTATCAACTGAAAACACCTCGAAGTCAATAAACCGACAACCGCGTGCGATCACGTAAAGAAGCGCATCCATACTTACAGTAGAGTTCTTGAATTTGTCAGGATTGAATGCGTTGTATGCGGCTTTGATATAATAATCCCGTAACTTGAACTTACTTTGATTGTCTTGTGGATTTATCGATGTAATATTTTTTTCGATGGATGCCTTCGTATTTTCATCCGGATTTTCGAGGCCTTCTTTTATCGCGTTGATTGGTTTATCAGTGGTAGGCGCGTTGACTGGTGGCGGGGGAGGCGACGACGACGATGACGACGCGTTACCACCTGTATTTGTGTCGATTGACATGGCCGCCTTTTTACGCTGATGAACGGTCATTTCATGCTCGGGTGTGTCAACAGTAAAATTCTCTGTAGACAATACCGGCGTTTGGGGCGTTTTGATTAAATTCGCGATTTTTTTCATGAGATGATCGTCATCAACGCCGAACCCTTCGCGATATGGCGCGGCGGATGATGCTACTCCTGTTTTACCAAGAGCTTTCGTTTCATAGCACCTTGTTTTAATCATTTCTGATATCTTCCATGTTGCGAAAACGATAATTATAATACCTATGAATACGAATTCTACTTGATTTTCTTTCATTCCTCTTACTATATATAATAAAATAATAAGATTTTTATATAAAGTTATTATAACATAATAAATAACATACTAAATGACTGGTGGTTTATTGAATTTGGTCGCTACAGGCAATCAGAACGTTATTCTCAACGGTAACCCCAAAAAGTCGTTTTTTAAAAGCACATATCTTAAATATACGAATTTCGGTCTTCAAAAGTTTAGAGTTGATTTCGACGGTCAGAAGAAGTTACGTATGACCGAAGAGTCCAAATTCACCTTTTATATACCCAGATATGCGGAATTATTGATGGATACGTATATATGTGTAACGCTGCCGTCGATTTGGAGTCCGATTCATCCACCGGCGCGTCTGCAGGATATGTGGGCACCATATGAGTTTCGTTGGATTGAAAATATCGGCACACAAATGGTGAAGGAGATCGTGATTTCGGTTGGTGGAATGACACTTCAGCGTTTCACCGGCAATAATCTCATGGCGATCTTGGAACGCGACCTCGACGCTACAAAGCGGGAGTTATACAATCAAATGACGGGTCATGTTCCGGAATTATACAATCCAGGTTGTTCTGGAGCTCGCCTGAATCAATATCCGAACGCCTATCGCACGTCAAACGTCGCTGGCGCAGAACCGTCGATTCGTGGGCGTAAAATATACATCCCGATTAACGCGTGGTTTACACTTTCGTCGAAGATGGCGTTTCCACTTGTGTGTCTTCAGTATAATCAGCTCCAGATCGATGTAACGCTGCGACCTGTGAAGGAGTTATTCACGATTCGCGATGTAGGTGATCCCGATAATTTCTGGCCGGTCATTCAACCCGATTTTACGAATCCACTTCACCAGATGTGGCGATTTTTATACCCACCACCCAGTATTGATTTATCGCTGAATTCATACCCAAGTCTTCGCACAGACTGGAACGCTGACGTTCATTTGATGGCGACGTATTGCTTTCTCTCGGATGAAGAATCGAAGGTTTTTGCCGCAAATCAGCAGAAATACCTGATCAAGTCATATTATGATTGGGTGTTCAACGATGTAACCGGGAATAAGAAAATCAAGATCGAAAATTCGATGGGGATGGTGGCATCATGGACGATGTTTTTTCAACGCAGCGACGTGAATCTCCGGAATGAATGGAGCAATTATACCAACTGGCCGTATAATTATCTTCCGTATGATATTATTCCCGCACCAATCGATGATGACTGGCGCCCGACTGCGTTTACCGAAGACATCCGCCAAACGACTGACCTGCTTACAAATCTGAATCCGGCGTTTGCGAATGACCGCTACTTTTTTGATAAGAACGGTCCAACGAACGGGATCGGACCCGGTATTAACCCGCGCGATAAACGACTTACCGGACTCCATATTACAGGCGACTTTCAGTCAGAAAATGAACGCGATATTTTACAAATGTTGGGGATTTCGTTGAACGGTAAGTATCGAGAGAATTTACTTGACGCAGGTGTGTATAATTATGTGGAAAAATACACGCGCACACGTGGAAGCGCAAAACCGGGAATCTACTGTTACAACTTCTGTCTGAATTCTGACCCATTTGACCTACAACCAAGCGGCGCGATCAATATGAGCAAGTTCAATCAGATCGAACTAGAACTCACAACGATCTATCCTCCGTTGGACTCGGCTGCGGAAGTGAAAGTGATTTGTAATCCGAATACTCGAGAGATTATCGGAATGAACAAACCGAATGTGAATATTTATCTTTATAATTATGACTTGCATATACTGGAAGAGCGGTATAATGTCCTTACATTTGTATCAGGAAATTGTGGACTCATGTATGCTCGCTGATTTCGATGTTTCAACCATGTTATAATAATCTATGGTATATATAACTTACCATAAAATGGCGGACGATGAAGAAGAACGACGACCTGATGACGGCGAAGAAGACGCCGACGGTGAAGAAGAAGGAACGTTTAGCAAAGTAGGCAGTATGTTTGGAGGCGGAGGAGATGGAAGCGAAGCCAAAGAACAAGCGTCAAACATCGCAGGGGAAGTGGCGAAAGCGAAACCAAAATCCATATTTGATATCGACGCACTTAAAGAGTTTGGTCTTAGCGTTTTAACGCTATTTATTGAAACGGTCATTATTTCGGTCATATGTGTGAATATCATGTTTTTTTCAGCACCCGAAAGTATCAAAAATAATAGCCTTAACTTAAATAAACTATTTCCGACTGACCGCCACGAATGGCCATATTGTTATACGAATGAATACACGACTTGTGACGCCGATTGTGATGATAAGTTTGGAGGTATTGCGGATGATCCAAAGATTGAAACCGCTAAAAAAATATACTTGAAAGCCGCGATTCTCCTTGATACCTATGTATTTAAATGGTTCTGTTTAACAAAAGAAGAGTTAGATCTGGTGAATGACAGCGTTAAAGAGGGCGTAACAAAAGTAAACCTTTTGAATTGGGAATTTATTAAAGCGCGCTTTAAGCAATGGGTCAATAACGCATTTATATTTTCATTTTCATCGGACCGCGCGATGTTGTCCTATATATTTGAACAAATCACACGTATGTCAAACGCGATTCCGGTTGAATTACACGACACTATATCGCCATTAATCATTATTCTTATTCCGTTTGTATTTTTACTTCTAGTTGGCTTTATGTTGATGGGTGGGCCATTTTTCACCACGGTGATCGGTATGATTCTGAATCCTACAGATAATCGTAAGGAGTTTATTGGCGGTTCATTATGGTCCATATTTACAGGTTTTGGTCTAGGCATAATTCCGGTAGTATCGTATTTTGTTCAAATGGTCCAGTTCATCGGGACATTATTTATATATCCTCTTCTTCATTGGGAT